ATTGGCAGAGATGGATGCGTCAGACATTTGGACATCGACCTCTGAGAGAAATGATCATTCTTCAACATATTAATTAAATGAAACCTCCAAAGTTAAAAAAAAACGAATCTACAAAAAGCTTTAAAGCTAGAGTCAAAGCATGGGAAAGGGCAACAGGTAAAAAATACCCTAGAACTTTTTCTGGTAAAACAGATTCAGAAAGAGTATTAGATGGAGCTGTTAGAGTTATGGGTTTAGAGAAATTTAAAGACTATACTACTGACTACGCCGACGAGATTAAAGAATATTCAACGGAAAAAGCAAGAGTAACTCAGGCATCAAAAACAGATCAACAAGTTAAAGATGAAAAGAAAGAAGCGTTCTTAGAGAAGAAACACGATTATTCAAATGTAAAAGAAGGTAGTGTTAAAGAATCAAATAATGAGAAAGTAAAAATAAATAGAAAAGGAAACGGTGAAAAGGTAGTTGAAAACGGCAATAAGGAAGAGACAGGAAAGAAGAACGGCAAGGAAAACAAAAAAGCTCTAAAGATTAAAAAGAAATATACAGCTCGTGACCGTATGCGTGAAAAGAACAGAAAGATATTCGGTAAGAACTCTAAAGGCGAAGACCGAGTTAACTTACTTATAAAACAGCATGAGGAATGGAAGAAAGCTCGTAAGGCAGGAAAGCTAGACGAGTGGCGTAGAAAGTACGGCAAATAAACACCCAACAGTACAAATAACCGCCGTCCGCAAGGGCGGCTTTTTTTATGGCTAAAAATGGCTTTAACGAAGCCTTCGGTGCTCTACTGTCGGCTATGAAGAAGAATGGTAGCAATGGTAGCAATGGTAGTAACGGTAGGTTAAAAATCCGAAAGATGCCTGAGTATCAGCAATACGTTAACGAAATTAATGCACAAAACTGGACAAGACAAGATAATCGATTAGTTATAGATACTGATGAAAAGGATCGACTACTCAGAGACTCTCTTGCATTATCTGGTTCAGTAAATAATAAACGTAACGTGTTTTATGACGATGTACCGTTCATGCGAGAAAAAGGAAGTATAGGAAATGTAGTGCATGATGGGAAACCTAAACGAGCTAAACCTAGACATAGCTGGGGAAAGACAAAAAGAGCTGAAGATATAAAATATAACGACCAAAAAAGAATGGACGTAAGCCACGCTTCAGCTAAAGACAACCGTGCTTACCGCTTACCAGAAGGTAGTCGACCTCTAAAAGAGGTTGTTGCAGCTATGAAAGAATTTGGTGTATATACTCCTGAAAACTTTATAGAGTTTCAACAATGGAATATAAGAACTGTCGATGACGTACTAGCTGCTATACCACCAGGAATGACTGCTGGTCATGGTAAAGCTGCGGCATTAGGAGGACCAATGACAGCTAGGAATCTATGGGCTGAAGCTAAAAATCCTAATTATGCAAAACAACACAGAAATGATGCACCAGATGATGTCCTAGACGCTATAGGTGTTGATAGAACTTGGAAAATAACTGTAGGTAAATACTTTAAAAAGATACCTAAAACAGAATCTGAATTATTAATGACAGATGACGACATAATTTCATCTTTAGCTTCATACGACTGGGAAACAGTGCTCGAACAACGTAAAGCCCAGAATTTGAAGCTACAGCAGCCTCCAAAATAAACCTTTCCACTTTCGTACATGAATGACGTTTTAACGTCCTTACAGGGCGATTTCAAGCTGTTTCTGCAAGCATTATGGGAGCAGCTTGACCTACCCTCTCCAACAAGGGCGCAATATGCAATAGCGGACTACTTACAACACGGACCTAAACGTCTACAGATCCAAGCTTTCCGAGGAGTCGGTAAATCATGGATTACAGGCGCCTTCGTGTTATGGACACTATTCAATGATGCAGAAAAGAAGATCATGATTATCTCCGCTTCGAAAGAGCGCGCAGACAACATGTCCATCTTCTTACAAAAACTAATAATCGAAACACCATGGTTAGCACATTTACAACCCAAATCAGACGACTCAAGATGGTCGCGAATAAGCTTCGACGTAAATTGCGCGCCGCATCAAGCACCTTCAGTGAAGAGCGTGGGTATTACTGGTCAGCTAACTGGATCACGCGCGGACTTAATGGTCCTAGACGATATCGAAGTTCCAGGAAACTCTATGACGGAGATGATGCGTGAAAAACTTCTTCAACTTTGTACGGAAGCCGAATCGATTCTCACACCAAAAGATGATTCCCGTATTTGTTATCTCGGGACTCCTCAGAGTTGTTTTACTGTTTATAATAAGCTTGCAGAGCGGTCGTATCGTCCATTTGTTTGGCCAAGTAGATTTCCAAGAAAGCTCTCCAGTTATGAAGGACAGATAGCTCCTCAACTACAAGAAGACATAGATAATGGCGCAGAACCTTGGACTTGCACAGACCCAGATCGATTCGACGACGATGATCTAGTACAACGTGAAGCGTCCATGGGTAGATCTAACTTCATGCTTCAGTTTATGCTTGATACAAGCTTATCTGATGCTGAAAAGTTCCCATTAAAGATGGCTGACCTTATAGTTACCTCAGTTAATCCTAAGCAAGCCCCAGAGTCTATTGTATGGTGCTCAGATCCACGCAACGTTATTAAAGATGCACCAACCGTAGGCTTACCAGGAGACTACTTCTACAGCCCTATGGACATTGTAGGGGAGTGGGATGACTACCAAGAGACAATATGCAGCGTCGATCCCTCCGGAAAAGGAAGCGATGAAACTGCTGCCGCATTCGTATCACAACGTAATGGCTTCCTATACCTACACGAAATGCGTGCCTATAAAGATGGCTATAGCGACACAACCTTATTAGACATCCTTAAAGGTTGTAAGAAATATAACGCGACTACTCTCCTAATTGAATCTAACTTCGGTGACGGTATC